TTATAGTTATTTTATTATTATATAAATATCTGTGAAATTCTTCTGTGTCAAATATCAACCAATTAACATCTGTCTCAAATACCATTTTATCTGCTGTAGATGACGTAGATCCTGGCTTACTTAAATGTCCATTATTTTCAGCTCTCATCCCTCTTACATCATATTTATGAACTTGATTAGAGAATTTAGGAATAATACCTGATATGTGCCAAGAGCATTTTTCTTTTGGGTATTCTATATAAGTGAGAAATTTTGAAAATCTCTCAACTATATTCATTAAATTTTTTTAAAATCAGCCGGTAAACCTAAATGAGGTCTGCGATCATATATATTTTCTTCAGAACCATTAGTTTTTTTATTATTGTAATGTAGGAAAACTTGAGCACAATTTTCACCCATGAATGGTTCTCTCCAATGTTCTAAAAGATTACCTTTATATACTAACATATCTCCAGGTTTTAAATCTACTTTAACTCCTTTCGTATGTTCTGATACATAACCACTTTCTGTTTGTTTTCCTTTTTTTGAATTTGGTTCTATGTAGATTGGCCAAGGATCTCCTCCTATATTTAATGTAGTGGAAATCTCACAACTAAATCTATCTTTGTGTCTTTTCAATTCATCTCCTTTTTTATACAAACGAGCATAGGAATAAGTTGGTATTAATTTTAATCCTGTTTCTTTTTCCATTTTTGGCTGAACCATTTGTAACAAAATCTCCATTGCTATGTCGGAATAGTGTGAATAAGTTTCTGGAACTTGAACATCATTCCACACTCCTAAATAAGTTGTAAATGGAGATATATATTTAGTTTCAAATAAGGTTTTCGCAACTTGTCTTTTAAGATAAAAATAATCATATACAAAATCCATAATTTTTTTATCTACAGCTTTTTTAATTACAACAAAACCTTTTTTATTAAATTCTTTTTTCATTGATCCTCCACCATGCTATATGTGTATACCTTTTTCCATTCACTTTTTCTACGCCATGTTCTATTTCTTGACTATTAAAAACTATGGTTTTTCCTAATCTATTCTTTATTGCTTTATTGTCAATCAATGTTCTCCCTCCTTTGTAATTATCGTTTAAATAAGTAATAGAAACAAAATGATTATCTTTAACAGCTTTTCCATCTTTATGAGAACCCATATAAGAATTATCTGGCCAATATACAAATTGATCGTAATTTAATTTTAAATCAAACATACTTAAAACATTATTTATAATTTTATCTTTTATTTTAAAATTTAAATTTTTTAAACTCATAATAAAAGTATTATTATTTTCATAATATTCCTTAACATGGTCAAATTGATCAAAAAAATGTATACAAAAATCACATTCTTCTTTCGTTAAAACATTATTTTTTTCTTTATAATATAAAGTCATATCCTATTATTTTCAGAAGCATGAAATTTTATACCATTTCCATGTATGTTATTAAAAAAACCTATTAAAGTTAATCGATCATCAGAAATATCTTTTTCTAAAAATTTTTGTGCACTATGTATTTGATTACTATCAAAAATAATAATCCTATTAAATCTTGACTTAACACTAATGGTTTCTTCATATTGTTCATTATTTTCTTTTAATAATTTTTTTTCGTTTTTAAAATCTTTATTAATGTAGATTTGTTTTTTTTCTGTTGTGTTTGCAAAAGTTGTTTTATGAAACCTTGGTTCAAAAATAGATGTGCCACACTCTTTATGTTTTGATAAATAAACAATAGCGGTTATTTGATCTGAATCTTGATGTATCCATCCATCATTTGGATAAACATTAGGTATGCTTTGAAACATTAAATTACACTGATAAAAAAAATTATCTCCTTCTACTGGCCACAATGTTTTCATAACTTTTCTACAAAATTCATTAAAAAAAATTGGATCTATTTCGTGTATAAGACCACTTCTTTTCCCAGGCCATCTTCCATCGTTAGACTCTGCATAATTTAAAGATTTTGCAAAATCTACAATTTTTTCTGGATATCTAAAAAAATTATCTAAAATTATTGTGGGTATAATCATATTATTTAAATGGATATCCTAAATTCCACATTACTAAAGAATATCTAGTTCCTTTTGTAACTGGTTTAACTGTATGCCAAACGAAAGAAGGAAAAACAACAATTGATCCTTTAGATGCTATTTGATCACATTTAATTATTTTTTGTTTTTGATCAAATGTTTTAAATAATAATTCTCCTCCTTCATATTCAGAAGAATCAGATAAAGAACAAGTTACAGATAATTTTCTTATTTTTCCGTGTTTATTTTTATTATCAATATCATTATAAGGTAAATCCCAAGAATCTTTATGCCAATCATAATGTTGATTCAAAGCATATTTTGTAAATTGTGCTGGCTCAGACCAATCCCATTCAAAATTCCAACCAGCTTCTGTATTTGCTCTTTGTATATAAGGGTGTATTTCTTTATAAATCCAATGTTCACTTAAAAAAGCAACAGTTGAATTTCTTTGTTTTAAATTTTTTTTCAATAATTTTTTTGAAGGGTTTTTTACATCTTGTAAAATTCCTGTAATTGCTTGTCCTGTGTTTTGAGATTCACCAAAATTAATTATATCATCACATAATTTATGAGGTAAAACAGACTTAAAATAATAAAAATAATTGTGTAAATTCATAAAGTATAAAATACTCTATACTCTATTTTACAAATTATTCAATGTATGAAATCCAAGAATTTGATGAAGCTTCCCAATAAAAAGTGTTATCTTGATTGTCTAAACCTTTCCAACGAAGATTAGATTCATCCCAAGATATTTTATAGTAAGAATTACCGTCTCCATATGTTTCATTAGAAGGCCATTCTACAGGTGGTTCCCAAATTCCATTTGTATTTTTTGTCCAAGAAGCAAATTCGTTTTCCCATTGATTTAATGTAGCATTATATTTTAATCTATTTCCTCTTACACCTTTTATTTTAAATTCATTTTGATCTACATCCCAATACATTACATATTGTCTTTTATATCCTCGATATTTTTCTACATTATCAACTGGATCTATATAACTTGTATACATATCATTAGGGTTTTCGGCAGGGTAATTAGTAACTGTTACAGGTCCTTGATATTTATTTTCATTGTTTAAATTCCAACCAGTATAAGGGAAAATATTATCCATTGCGTCATATATAATAAAATTTTTATTTTCTTCATTCCACACTGTATCTAATATAAAGTATTTTGAATCGTAAATAGTATTTAAATTAGGCCACCCTGTTGGAGGCTGCCAATTAAAGTTTTCATCTAAAACCCAAGATTCATATTCTTTTGGAGAAATAAAAACATCATTTATTGGATCGTAAGTATATCCAATACCGGCATATTGTTTTCTAAAATTACCATTGTAAGAAGTTTGGACATATTTTACACCGTTTTCAGACAATGGAGTATAACTTGCAAAATAATTAGCTGCTTCTTCAGATTGTTCTCCACCATGATTTGCAATATCCTCATTACAAGCGGTGTAAACCCCTAAAACTTTATTATTGTTATCTAACTCAGCAAAATGACCCATTTTATCTCCTATGGAATACTTAATGTTCCTGGGACAGTAAATTCTAATAACTGTTCTCCAGGTCCTAAAACTGTTCTTGTGTTTGTACCAGGTGAAACAGAAACTGGTTGTGTTCCTGGACATCTTAATTGTACAATACCAGATCCACCTTGTCCCGCTGTTGTTCCTGGAGAATGACCTCCGCCACCGCCTCCAGTGTTAACTGTACCATTTCCTCCATTTCCAGGAGAACCTCCTCCAACTCCTCCAGCACCGTCTGCTTCTTGACCAGATGCTCCACCGCCACCGGATCTTGAGACAGGTGAGCCTGTAATTGATAATCCATCTCCAGCACCTCCAGCACCACCTCGGTTTTGATCTGCAGGTTCAGTCCACGGTTGTCCAGCAGTGTTAGATCCTCCACCGCCACCACCAGCAAAACCAGCAGGGTTAGTTCTTCCAGAACCTCCAGGTTGACCTCTACCAGCTGTTCCTATGCCAGTTCCTCCAGGGCCTGTTGCAGTAGATGGAGCTGATCCTCCGCCTCCACCAGATCCTCCAGGTAAACCAGCATTTGGAGAGTTTCCTCCACCTCCGCCACCACCTGTGGCTGTAATACTTGAAAACACAGAATTTTGTCCAGATTGTCCTACTCTATTTCCAGGATTTCCACCTGCTCCACCTCCGCCTACTGTAACAGGATAACTGCCAGCAGATAGTGTTAATGGGGCTGCTGGAAATGCAGCTCGTCTTTCTCCAGCTCCTCCGCCGCCTCCATAAGCAGAACCACCACCGCCACCACCAGCAACAACTAAGTAAGAGAACGTGACAGGAACTGCTGCAACTGTTCCTCTAAAATCTCCTATACTTATTTGTCCAGAAGAAGGAACAGATCCAAAAGGACCTGATGTTCCTGGAGGAACTAAAGGACCTCCTGCATAATATTCTGATAATGAAATAGGATTTGAACCACCAAATTCAGTTTGAATATCTGATAATCCAACATTAGTAGTAGGAACCGCCATTATTATTTTTCCTCAAATTTTTGTATTTTATCAGATAATACCTTAACTGCTTCAATCAGTAAACAAGTAAGTCTATCGTATTTAACCGCTTTAATTCCGTTGGCTCTTTGTGCAACAGCTTCTGGTAAAACTTTTTCTACTTCTTGAGCTATAACTCCTACATCTTTTTTTCTCACAAAGTAACCATCTTCACCACCTCTTGCATCTATATATGATTTTTTCCAATCAAATAATACGCCATTTAATTTTTTAATTGCTTCTAGTGGATTAGGTATATTTACAATATTTTCTTTTAATGCAACATCAGAAGAATAAAAAGCAGTAACATCATTTGTTGCTCTGATTTCACCTGTTGTTCCTGAAGCAGCTGTTCCAACTCCAAAAGAAGCAACTCTTCCATTACTTGAAGCTGTAATATTACCTGTGATATCAATATCACCTGTACCATCAATATCATTTGAATTTAAACTTAAATTTCCTCCTAGTTGAGGAGTAGTATCTTCAGAAACTTCTGTAATGGCATTTTTAACAAAACCTGAGTTAATAACATTAGTTCCATCTGAATAAATTAATTTAGTTGTTTTATCTGTAGTGCCCCAAGTAACCCCTGTTCCAGAAGAAGTTTTAAAAGTAACGGTAAAAGCACCACTGGTTGCATTTTCAATTAAATAAGTTTTTTCAATTCCATCTGGAATAGTCACATTTACATTTGATGTAATAGTCCCTGTTAATTTTATAACTTGATCTTTACCATTAGACAAAACACCATTGGCAAAAGTTAAGGTTGCTCCTGTTGTAGCATTTAAAGCCACTCCAGTGTATCCACCAATAGCTTGTTCTAAAATTAATAAATTGGTATTAGTAATTTGACCCCAGGTACCTGAATTTTCCCCTGTTGCCTGAACAGTTAATTTTAAATTTGCTGATGTACTATTAGCCATATTTTAGATTCCTTA